TGAAGTTTCTTCAGGTAATACCAACGGAGTTTCCCTTGCAAATGGAGGAACTTCTTGGGGTTCGCTATCCGATGAGCGCAAAAAGGACATTATTGAGCCAATTACAAATGCAGCGCAAAAAGTGTCGTCGCTGCGGGCTGTCATCGGTAAGTACAAGACAGAATCTGATGGGACACGCCGCGCTTTCCTGATAGCGCAAGACGTACAGAGCGTTTTGCCTGAAGCTGTAATTGAAGATGCTGATGGATCGCTAATTCTCCAGTACACCGAAACAATCCCGCTGCTTGTAGCCGCGATCCAAGAACAACAAGCCCTCATTGAATCCCTTACTTCCCGTGTCGCTCAACTTGAAGGAACCCAACCATGAACTGGAACATCTCTACCCTAGAGTGCAAACCCCAAGACGGTGATTTAACGAATATCGTTATGACCGTACATTGGCAATGCTCACACTCCGACGGAGAGCATCACGGGCATGTCTACGCATCGCACAGCCTACCTGCACCTGAAGGCAACTTCATCCCTTACGCTGACTTAACCAAGGAAGATGTACTTGGTTGGCTATGGGCTAACGGTATTGACAAAGCGGGTACGGAAGCTGCTGTGCTAGCCCAAATCGAAACAAGCAAGAACCCACCAATCACTAAACCATCATTGCCTTGGCTATGAACCTAAACCTCGACCAAAACGAAATCCAATTTATTTTGAACGTGCTTGGCGATCTGCCGGCAAAGACTGGCGTGTGGCCTTTGATTGTGAAGATCAAGGAGCAGGCTGAGGCGCAGATAAAACCTGAAGAATCATAAACTATGGAAACAATCGAACTCCTAGGAAAATTATGGTACTTAGGAGCAGCGATTGTAGCAATAGCAGCCTATGCGGTCACTATTAAAGTTCGGGTAGACTATCTTGAAAAAGGTTATGATAAGCAAGTCACTGAACTTTGGAAACATGTCAATGAACTTAAAGGAAAACAATAATGGCTCTTCAAGTTGACGAACAAGTTAAGCAAATTGGAGATGCCGTATCAATCCTCACAGTTGTGGGGACTTTGGCTGAATTGTTACCTGCAATAGCTGCAATCCTTACAATTGTGTGGACTGCCATTCGTATATGGGAGACTGACACTGTTCAATGTATGTTTAGACGTAACAAGGGGAATAAAGATGCCGATGGTAGCGAATAAGAAGTTTCCTTACACAGCTAAAGGTAAGAAAGAAGCTGAAGAGTATGCATCAAAGAAAGCAAAGAAGATGCATGAGAAAAAAGAATCTAAGGCAATGAAGGCTAAAGAGAAGAGAATGGGTTACCCAACATGAAACAAAAACCTAATAAAGTACGTAAGGTTATGAAAGAGTACAAAGAAGGTACTCTTCATAGTGGCAAGGGTGGTCCAGTAGTTAAGTCTCGTAAGCAAGCAGTTGCAATTGCTTTATCTGAAGCTGGTATGTCTAAACCAAAGAAAAAGAAATGAAGCCAGGGCTATACGCTAACATCCAAGCCAAGCGTAAACGTATCGCTGAAGGCTCTGGTGAGAAAATGAGAAAACCAGGCACTAAAGGTGCTCCTACAGCTAAAGACTTTAAGGAGGCAGCAAAAACTGCTAAGAAGAAATGAAGAAAGATTCTAGGCTAACAAGAGCAGGTGTGTCCGGTTATAATCGCCCTAAAAAAACACCAGGACATCCTACCAAATCACATGTTGTTGTAGCAAAGGACGGTGATCAAGTTAAGACGATTAGGTTTGGTCAACAAGGTGTTTCAGGTTCTCCAGAGGGTTCTGCTAGAAACAAATCATTTAAGGCTCGTCACGCTAAGAATATTGCTAAAGGTAAGATGTCTGCTGCGTACTGGGCTGATAAAGTAAAATGGTGATATATGACCTATCTAGACTTAGTTAACGCTGTTCTTAGGCGTGTTAGAGAAGCAGAAGTAGCTTCAGTAACAACTACTGATTACTCTAAGTTAATCGGTGATATGGTTAATGAAGCTAAAAGAGCTGTTGAAGATGCGTGGAACTGGTCTATATTAAGGACTACAAAGACAATCTATACATCTCCTACTAACTTGTCTAACTATGAAATAACAGACTCTAATTTTAGAACTAGAGTACTACACATTTATTTACCTAGTGAGAAGAGAGATCTTCAGCAAGTTAGTCAAGATGTTATGCATAGGAATATTGATCTGTTAGGTACACAGACAGGATCTCCTATGCAGTTTTCTTATGGTCCTATAACGTCAGCTGGTAAACTAACAATTGACATCTTCCCTATACCAGCTCAGGTATATACCATCAAAGCAGAATGTGTGATACCGGAAGCAGAGTTAGTAGCTGACCTTGATAACACTGTATTGCCTTCAGAGTTAATTATTCAAGGTGCTTACTTAAGGGCTATCAATGAACGTGGTGAAGATGGTGGTAGGCTTAGTGACCAACAGTTACTTATTTATGAGCGAACACTAGCGTCTTACATTTCTATTGAGACTTCTAGGTACGAAGATGAAATTACTTGGGAGCCAGTATAATGGCTTCTAGACTTGAACCCATAGCAATTACAGCCCCAGGCTATGCTGGTTTAAACACACAAGACAGTGCTTTGTCTTTAAGTAAAGATTTCGCTCTGGTTGCAGAGAATGCTGTCATTGATAAGAATGGAAGAATAGCTGCTAGACGTGGTTGGGCTAAAGTCAATACATCTTCTGGATTCAATAGTGAAGAACCATCATTGATTCATGAGATTGTTAAGGCTGATGGATCTACAGTTATTTGTTCGATTGGTGATAAGAAGATATTCACTGGTACAACAACATTGACTCAAGTCTATGCTGATGCTACCTGGACAGCACAAAACTGGAAAGCAGTTAACTTTAATAGTCATACGTATTTCTTTCAACGTGGTCATGATCCACTTATGTATGATCATGTTGGTAATACATGGCAAAAGATGTCATCACACGCTTCCTATTCAGGTACTGTTCCATTAGGTAATGAAGTATTAGCAGCTTATGGTCGTTTATGGGTTGCGGACACTACAACAGATAAGAAGACTGTGACATGGTCAGATTCATTGATTGGTTATAAGTGGAATGGTGGTACTCATGGTTCACTAAGTATTGAATCTGTTTTGACTAACGGATCTGATAGTATAGTAGCTTTAGCAGGTTTTAATGGATACTTAGTTATCTTCTGTAAGAAAAGTATTATTATTTACTCAGGAGCTGCTACAGATCCTTCAGCTAACTTAAGTTTAGTAGAGGTTATCGATGGAGTTGGGTGTATATCTCGTGATTCTATCCAAGATATTGGTTCAGATGTATTCTTCCTTTCCGACACAGGTGTTAGAAGTCTGGGAAGAATCATACAAGAAAAGTCAGCACCTTTGTTCGATGTATCGAGGAATGTTCGGGATGACTTAATTGCTGATGTTGCTTTCAACAACAACAATGAAAGCATCAAATCAGTGTTTTATGAGAAAGATGGTTTTTATTTACTAAGTTTACCGACAAGAAACATTACCTATTGTTTTGATCTAAAGCAAAGATTCCCAGATAACTCTTGTAAGATAACAACATGGACACTATCACCTAAAGCTTTCTTAGCTACGTTAGATAGGAAACTATACTTTTCCAGGACAGGATACATTGCTAACTACACAGGTGCTAATGATAACGGATCTATCTATAGATTCTCATACTACACAGCATACATTGATGGTGGTAACGCATCCATACTGAAGATACTAAAGAAAGCTAAGCTACTTCTTATTGGTGGTGAAAACACACAAGTGTTTATGAAGTGGGCATCAGACTATTCTACATCGTATAGAACTATACTAGTTTCTCAACCAGCAGGTATTTTGTCCGAGTACAATGTATCTGAGTACAATGTTGCTGAATACAACATGGGTATCTTTGTTGGTAGTTCGAACACACAAGTTGGTGGTTCTGGTAGAGTATTCCAGTTTGGAATCGAAGCAAACATTGATGGTGATGCGTTAGCAGTACAACAGATAGACTTATTTGTCAAACTAGGTAGGACAATCTAATCATGGCTAACTATACAAAGACTACAAACTTTGCATCTAAGGACTCACTACCATCAGGTAATGCAGGTAAGATTATTAAAGGTACTGAGATTAACACAGAGTATGATAACATTGCAACAGCAGTAGCTACAAAAGCAGATATTGCCTCACCAACCTTCACAGGTACTGCTACAGTAGCAACGCTTAGTGTTACAACGTCAATTACAGGCTCTGGTTCAATTGATGGCGGTACTTACTAATCATGGACTTAAGCGTATTTGGTAGTCCTACAGATTTCCAGTGGGGATTAGCTAATGATCCTAATTTTCTA